CTCTGAGTAAGTATTATAATGATCTTGAAACACATAATGTAAGTCTTCTCACGGGGTACCCTTTCATCCTAAAGCCAAAATTTATGTCTAGTAAATGATAGATTATTTAATCTATCCATCATTATAATATTTCATTCAGCAAGTCTACAAACTTATATTTATATACAATAAAGTAAAAAGGGATCTAGAAGATTCAACTTCTTTTCCCCCCTGAAATGGTACTTTTCCCCGCACAGCAACCGTAAATGCTGCCGAAAACTTATAATTTATATATTATTTAATTCGTTGAATCTTTCATTTCAACTATTATTTTATTACTTGTCTTCTAACCTTCAATATTTTCAAAATTTCGTTCCATTAATTTAAGGATTATACATATGAACTTTTCTAATAATAAGAAGGTCAGGGGAAATTTAGCACAAAACAACATTATTTTAAAAAAAAAAAATAAAAATAAAAAAATAAAAAATGCAAGAGTCGTGTCTGACGTAAGGAAAGCAGACAAAGTCAAATCTATTATTAAAAATAAAAATAGATTAAAAAAAACAACTTTGGTTAATTTTGAATCTAATGATCTAGATGATCTTTATCAACTTGATCATAAAGACATTTCTCCATTAAATATTGAATATAAAACTCATTTACTTATGTATATGGTTTATTTTCATTTATCTAATGCTTTATCTCAACCATATATAGTAGATTTTATACGCTTTATCAATAATTACTCTTTAGAAATATCTACTAGAGATAAAAAACTTTGGTCTACTAATTCTTTATCCAAATTATATAAGAAATATATAAATTCTCATTTATGTTTTTTTATAAGTAAACAGTTAGAACTCTTTGTTAAAAGTCCTAAATTTGATAAAAAATTAAATGATCTTTACCAAAGAGATCCTACTTTAGAAAATATTAATTTTGTTAATGTTATCTTATGTAGAAAACCTGTTGAATATATTAAATGTGATATGGATGATTATTTCTTTTCCTCATTGAATCAAAACTTACATATTATTTTTGATTTTTCTGATCAATATTTACAAGACTTATTTAATCATGGATTTTGCTCTGAAGATATGACACCTTATTATAAGGAATTAGATGGTATATCTAACGAAGATATTTATGAATATCTTGAAGAAGAGAAAATTCCACATGCACCTATTATTATAGGTTCATTAACTCCTCCTAAACGTAATATACTTGATAGATTTGAACTCAAACTTGAAAGATTTAAAGTTAACGTTCAAGATACAAAAAAACAATTTAATTATCTACTTAAAGATGTTTCTTCTGAGGTTAATACTAATTTACATTCTGTAAAATGTAAAGCTAAAGATAATTTCCAAATCTTTTTAGATGATATTGATGATATCAAAAAATCTTTATATGATGTAATTAAACATACTTCAATTGATGGAAGTATGTATTTTATTGAATATATAAATTCCGCTATTTATTCAATATATCAAATAATTAGACATAGAAATAAAGCTGAATTAGTTTGGTCTTTAACCGTTTTTATGAGTAATTCCTTTCCAGGTTTTTCTAATACAATACATGACATTATAGCACAATATATCAAAAGTTTCGTTAGTCAAATATCCTCTGCTGAAAAAGTTAAAAGTGAAGGTTTTGAACTTGATGAAACTTTTTCTCCAAAGAAAATGTTTGAGATGGTTATCTCAAGTCAAGTAGTGCGTTCCACCAGAAATTTTATTCTTAGTATGGTGGGTTTACGTTTTTTTTCTATAGAAACATCCAATAAATTTACGAAACTTTTAGGAGAAGCCAAACCTACCAATGTTTTAGATTTTACCTATTCTATGGTAGAAATGACAGAATCTTTTTTTAGATTCGGTCATACTCTTTATGTAACTAAATCTATTACTAGTGCTTGGTTAGATAAAGATCTTATAGCTCAATATATAGATGAAACTACTGAGTTAACACTTTCTTATAAAAGTGTTTATATAGGTAATGACATGAATTTTGTTGATACTATAGCCTCTGATAGAATAAGTGCTACTGATTTTTTATCTAAAGCTGATATATTCATTAAAAAAGGTGAAACTATTACCAAAACTATGAAATCTAATATACCTTTTAAAGCTAGATTAACAGAACTACGTGTAATGCGTAGAGCAATTATGTTAGAAATGCAATCTAAAAGACGTATGGCTCCTATGGGAATTGTTCTTCATGGAGACCCCGGCATAGGAAAGTCTTCTGTCTTAGAAAATATTTTTAAAGTACATTGTAAATCTGCTGGTAGAATTTATTCACCAGATGTAGTCTACAATAGATCCCCTAAATCTAAATATTGGACAGGTTATGATCCTATTATACAACCCATTATTCACATACCTGAGGTGGGATCTATATCTAATCTCTTAGCTCAAAAAGGTGATGAAACTATTGATGAATTATTAATGTTAATTGATAATTCTCCTTATTGTCCTGACCAAGCAGCTATAGAAGATAAAGGTGTTAATTATGCCATGCCTGAATTAGTAGTTATTGATACTAATAATCCAGATATGAATCTTAATACAATTATGTCAGCTCCAGCTGCTATTAGAAGAAGATTTTTATATATAGAAACACAAGTTAAAAAAGAATATAGAAAACCCGGTGGAGTATCTCTTGATACTGCTAAACTTAAAACTCTAAACTTAGAACACAAAATGGACTTATGGGACTTTCGTATTTATGAACAATGCCCCCAAGAAGGCAATGTTAAATCTACAAAAGTTTATTATGAACATGATGATCCTAACGTTAGAGATAAAGAAGTTTTTGATATGTTTGGATTATGTGCTCAATTATCTGAGTCATATAAACAACATAAAGAAGCCCAGAAGAAATTTATGGAAGCTACTTCAGAAGATGTTTCAAAATATTTAATACCAAAAGTTGAAACAGTTACTGCTGAAGCTGATTTATTTGAAGTTTATACACCTAATTATATTTTTCTAAATATACTTTATATTCTTTATATTTCAATTTGGTTTTATTTATCTACTAAATCATATATTTTCGCTTTTTGTTCAGTTATTATACATATTCTTACCATATTAGTATGGTTTTTAGCTATATATACCCGTAGAACTGAAAGGGAAGTTAAAAATTCTAGACGTACCCTCTTTGCTCTTAGTGAAACTATACGCCTTTATCATACTTTAACATATAATAATTTCTTAAATAATATATATAATCTCACTTATAATGCTTCATTGTTCTCTTATTTATTCCTTAAAACTTTTATATATGAAGATGAAAGATATACACTTCAAAAATGGAAAGTATTTTCTCGTAAAATATTTTCCAGTTTACCACCCATATTATTATTTTTCACAATTGTTGCTGCTTCTACAAAAATAGCTCTTAAAACATATAAAGTTGTAAATAACATTAAATCAGAAGGAAATATATCCACTAGTGGTAAATTTACTGATGATAATGTCGATAATTATGTTCTAGTTAATGAAAAACAATCTAATTGTTTATTTCCATTACCTGTTAAAAAGAAGGATTGTGACATTGATTACGATCAAGCTATTAACATAACTCCCAATTTAATAGGTACACCACGCAACTATAATAAAATTGATGAATTACATAATACCATACACGCTAATGTTAGATACGCTGTCTTACAATTTAAAGATGGATCACGCGTTAGAACTAAGATTTTAGGTATTTGTCGTGATTTTGTTTTAATTAATAAACATTGTGTTAGAGGTGAATTATATACTATGCATGTTTCTATGAGTCCTAATCAAGCTTCAGGTTTGATTAAAACTCATTTTACTTCTGAAGATTATTTAGAAGTAGCAGAAGATATTTTATTAGTTAGACTAATAGGTTCTATCTTCAAAGATATTACATTTTCTTTATGTGATTTTCCTTTTAATACAACACCATTACATTCTATGTTTTTACATAAAGATTTAATTGCCCAAAGAGTTAAAACTGAATTAGTTGATGATGAACATAAAATGACTGTCAATAACCCATACCGTTATACATTTCCTGAACATAAATCAGGCGATTGTGGAACTCCTTTGGTTTCTACTGTTGGATATAAAACTTTTCTTGTAGGAATTCATTGTGCTGGAGTTAGAGACATAGGTTATGCTTGTGTTATTAATAAAACTGTTCTTATGGAACAACTACAAATCCTTAAAGATAGATGTATTCTAACTAATATAGTTTCTGAAGGTTCTTTTCGTTTTAACACAACCAGCGAAATAGTACCATTGGGACCTAGATGCCCATTATTGTATGAAGATATACCTTCAGTCAACGTATATGGTAAAATCAGTGATCATCTACATATTACACCTAAAAGTACTCTTACCAAAAGTACTTTCTTCAATAAAACAGATTATTTACTTGGAGTACCATCAACTTTCGATGGTAGACCAAAATATATGGCTCCCAAAATGAGATCCTTTAGAAATGACGGTATATTTTATTCGCCAGAAAATAATTTTATTAAGAAAGTGGGTGTTTTGAAAGCTCCTTTAAATAATAGAATTATGGAAAATGTCGTTTTATCTTTTACTAGTGATTTAATATTACGATTGAAAGAAGAAAATATCACAAGTGCAAATCCAGTACCCCTTGATGTTGCACAAAATGGTTATCCTCTAAATTTTTATTATCGAGCTATGAGAAATAATACATCTGGTGGTTTCTTATTTACTGGCACTAAAAGTAAATATCAAATCAAAACTCCCTTAGATTTTAAAGAAGATGCAGTTACACCTAAATCTGAAGTTAAAATCCAAGTTCAAGAAATAATAGACTCTTATTTAAATCATGAAACTAGTCATTCAATAGTTGGAGCTCAACTTAAGGATGAACCTAGATCACGTGCTAAAGTATTATCTGGAAATACTAGAGTTTTTGCTATGTCATCTTATGATATGACATTAGTTAATCGAATGTATTTAATGCCTTTTTATAGTTTAATGTGTCAACACCGTGACGTATTTTTTACAAAAGTGGGAATTAATATGCATTCTCCAGAAGTTGATGTTATGTATAATACCCTCAAAAATTTTTCTCCATATATTATGGAAGGAGATTATGGTGGATATGATACAAGTATGCCAGTTGGTATAGGTATTATGGCAAATTCTGTTGTATATAATTCCTTAAGAAAGCTTGGCTATAACGATCATGCATTACAAATAGTACAAGGATTATTAACTGATAATCTTTATCCTACAGTAGTAATGGATGGTACAGTATTTACACCACCAGGTTTTCAACCTTCTGGTAAATATGCAACTGCTGAAGATAACTCTCTTCGTGGAATTATTCTTCTATATTACGCATTTGCTATTATGTGTACTCCTTTAGGACACGATAACGCTATGAACCAGACTCAAAAATTCAAAATACGTGATTTTACTAAACTTTTATTACCTATAACATATGGAGATGATATGTTATGCGGTGTGAAAGAAGAATTATCTATGTATTTTAACAATATCACATATGCTAAATTTGTTGAAGAAATTTACTATATGACATTTACTACGTCAGATAAAAAAGAACAATCTTCAAGATTCATTGATATATCTCAAATTTCTTTCCTTAAAAGAAGTTTTCGATACCATCCTGAATTAAAAAGAATAGTTGCTCCTTTAGATAAAGATTCTTTAATGAAAAGTTTATGTTATTATTTACCCTCCAAAGAAATCACACCTGAAGATCAATTAGTTCAAACTTGTAACTCAGTTATGAGAGAATTATTATTTCATTGTGATAATGAAGTTGAGTATGAAGACTATAGACGAAAATTTATGCAAACATTATCCGAAACAACTAGATTCGGTATTGAAGAACTTCTACCCTTGTTCCCCACATGGATAGAATTAATTAATAAACATTCTAGTAATTAATTTTTATCAATTTTTATATTAAAAATTGAAACTTGACTCCAAATATACTGGATATCTTTTACTTTATCAAACCCTAAGAAAGATATTTTCAGGAAAAGTCATTATAAAAGGAGGTCTATTTAGGCTTATTATGATACTATTAATGCCTTATCGTGGCAATCCCACTTTAAAAGATAAATGTATTGGTTTGCGTTAGTAATCACCTAATTCAGTGATTACAATAATGTAATATGAATTGCAAAACAAAATTATAAACTAACGAAGTGTGAGCACCAATCGGCCTCATACTGCTGTAAACATCCAGCACTCCCAAAACAACAACAATTACACGTTGCTGTTACAGCTGACTTTGAAAGTGCGATCTCAAAATTGGCTAGAACTACAGAAAATCTGCAAATTATTGTTGATTTATTAACTAAATCAACTTATGTTACCGCAGAATCTGAAGATCTACCACCTGATATTCCTATTTCAAAAGTCTTATTGAGTCCTAATTTTAAGATGACTTATAAACAATTAAAGAATAGAGTAGACTTGCGTACAAGTCCATTCACCTCTGATTTGTTTTATGAAGACATCTTATTTTTTAACTCATTTACCACTGAAGAAACATTAGATTCTCTACAGGAAAATTCTCATAAAATCACTCGTGTTTCTTTTGAATCTCTAAATCTAGAAAATCATTCTGATTCTAATAGTGCAGAAGTTATGGGCGAATCTACTAATCGCAAATTGGCTTCAGCTTTAGATGATAAACTTTTTCTAGATGATTTTTTCAAAAGACCAGTTCTTATCTCTTCATTTCCAATCCCACTAAATACTTTTTTAGATACTGTTGTCAATCCTTGGCAACTGTGGTCTTCACAACCTTCAGTGAGAAACAAATTAGCTCATTATGCCTATTTTAGGGGAAACCTTAAATTAAGATTTAATTTGTCTACAACTAAATTCCATTACGGTACAGCTTTAGTTTCTTATCAACCATTGCCTAGTACAAACAGAAATTATAAAGTACATAAAGGACTAGCTGCTGATAATCAAAGACGAAAATTTAGGCAAAATTATCTAAGTCAATCTCCAGATATGTGTTTCATAAATGCAGGACAAGACGATGATGTTCAGATGGATTTACCTTTCGTAACCCCTAATCAACATTTACGTCTATATAATTCAGAATCAATTAATATCATTGATAATTCTATTGTTTATGAAGACTTTCTCTCTATGGGAGAATTATTTATTACTACTTTAGGACAATTTCACTCACAAACATTAACTGCTGAAGCTCCTCCATATTTAACAATATACGCTTGGATGGAAGATGTTGAATTATCTACTCCAACAAATACTAGAATTAGTGTTACCGCTGAATCTGAGTTTTTAACTAATCCAGTTAGTTCTATTGCTACTGCTGTTTCCAATATTGCTGAACGCTTAGAAGATGTGCCTGTCATATCTACTTTCGCTAAAGCTACTAATATTGCTGCTACTGCCATATCTCAAATTGCCTTAATGTTTGGTTTTTCCAAACCTCTTATAGTTGAACCTGCTTCTTTTGCTAAACAAGTTACTTTTTCTAATGGTGCAACAATAATTGGTAAAGATACTGCATATAAATTAGCTTGTGATCCAAAACAAGAACTCGGTCTTATGAACGATATCTGTGGATCTGGTAATCATGATGCGTTGTCTATTAAATACCTTTCATCTATTCCTGCTCTAATTGATACTTTCAAACTCAGTTCTAATCTTATACCTTACACAGAAACAATGTTTCAACTTCCTGTAACACCTATGCTTGGTACTCACATTACTGAGACAGTTAGTGTACCACAATTTCAATGTATGCAATTTACACCTTTAGCACAAGCTGCTATGAATTTCGAATACTGGAGAGGAACCATTAGTTTCAGATTTGATGTAACTGCTTCCAATTTTACAAGAGGAAAACTGCTATTCATTTATGAACCAAATGGTACTGAAAGTTTTATTGATAGAACAGATAGAAGTACAATTCTTAATCAACAATATATGGTTACTATGGATCTTGAAAAAGAACGTAGCATAACTATTCACATCGGTTTCAATCATCACAAAACATTTGCTAATGTCTACAAAGGCACTAGTTTTTCTACCAGTGGTGTTCAAGATTATCTTAATGATGTTACTTCTGATGCTTTAGAAGCTATCACGGTTAGTAATAAATTAGGACAGTCTACTGGAATTTTGTCAGTCAGAAATGCAACTACAATAACTGGAATCGAAGACGTTACTAATCCTCTATATATACATACTTACACATACAGTAACGATATTGAATTAGCTGAACCACGTCATATGGATCACTTTGCAAGTGCTGTATCTAGTGTTACTGCTGAAAGTTCTTATGAACAGGGAGAACCTCTTAATAAAGTACAAATGAAAGATGGTCATAGAGTTACTGTTACAGGTAAAGAACTATTAATTAACAGAACTATGCCTAGTAATCATGATATCTATCTTGCTCATTTTGGTGAGAAAATTCAATCTTTAAGAGTCTTATTAAAAAGAGATCAAGCAGCTTTCTTCCTTTCACTTTCTGGTGGTACTAATACTATTACTCATCCTTTATGGCCTCCATATAATTCCAGTATAGTTCCTAAAAGTATACCTGTTGCTGGAGAACTTGGATATAGAAATACTTTCAATCTCATGAGATTTTGCTATCTAGGTATGAGAGGTGGTATAAGATATAGAGTTTCAGGTAATAGTGATCAATTTGTTGGTCCAGTTTATATAACATATAAACTTAATCAACTTTTTGGCCCTACTACTTTAACTCAAGATCTTGCTATCAGTGACCTAGTTAGACCTTGTGCTGCTGGTAGTATTATCCAAAATCCTTTACATGGTGGTATTGAATATGAATTGCCTTATAAGCAAAATCATTTTTTTGATTCTGCATGTGAGTTTAAAGATAATGATGCTTTAGATAGAAGTGCATTTACACCAGGTGCACTTCTGTTTTACAATACAACTGCAGCTGTTGGAAAACAGTTATTTTGTATGTCTATTGCTGAAGATTTCAACTTCATGAGATTTCAAGGAGCTTGTTTCTATATAATCCAATAACTTTGCTAAAGTATAATTAGCCGCGAGCGAACGCGTATAAAAAAATAAAATCAAATGCGAACGCATAGATTTATGTTCGCACTTTTTAATTTCCTTGAAATATTTTATTTCCGTAAATCCCA